TCGGCTTTGTCCAACCAACCGCCCAAAATAACGTGTTTATATTTATTCGGTTGGTTTTTCTTTATGTAATTGATTTGATTTAAGAAGGATTCCGAAAGATTTACCGCGTTATCTTCGTAGGTTGTATGAATATACGTAACATCGTTTTTCGTTAAGTTACTCGCTTCGTTTACTCCCTTTTGCTCAAAGAATTTATTATAAATAAAGTGTTCTTTTGTTGCAGGATTTAAGATTAAAATAACTCGATTCTGTTTTGTTTTATGCCTAATTGATAAATCTATTTTATCGAAAACATCTTCGTCGGTAAGTTCTTCGGCCTCATCTAAAATCCAACAAGTTACCCCTGCCAACGATTTAAGATTTGCCGTTTGTGTTCCAGAACTTGTTTTAATTCCTTTAAAGATTATCTTTGAACCAGTTACCAAATTGGTAATTTCATCTTTGGTAATATTAAACTCGTGTTCTTTTCCTAATAATTCAATCTTTTCAATAAACTCTGGAATGATTGAAATATGCGCTGAAACTAAGGTATATCTAGTAAATAGAATTATATGGTTTTGTTCGTAAGTAAGTAGTAACAAAAAGAAATTTACTCCAAATGATTTCCCAGAACCCCTCCCACCTGTACAAATAAAATACCGACTATCCGAAGCTAACGGTTTATATTTTTCGCTTAGTGTTATCAAAGTTGAATAGTTCTTTTATATCGGTTTGGTTAACGTTTATTGTTTGGTCAATTGTTTCTTTTGGTTTACCTAAATAGTATTCCAAAAATAATTTAATAGCGTTTACGTCTTGCGTTTGAATTGCTTTTTGTTTTAAAACTTTTATAACTTCAACAATTTCATCTGTTGTTGCGGCTAAATCTAAAAGGTCTTTATATTCGTTTTTTCTTTTATCAATTCCAATTGCCTTTGTAGAATGTCCTTTATTTCCGTTAGTTGCTCTTTTGTCCATAATCTAATAGAATCTAATATTTAGATTTTAATTATTGTTCGTATGAATTAAATACTTTCTTTAACTCATCAATCATATCTATCCAACAGGTCGCGCATTGTGTCGCTCCTACATTTGTATTGAACGTTCGGTTGTAAATCTTTAAAATTACTTCCTGCTCAATTGGTAATATTGAATTTGGTTTACGCTCGAAAAAATCAGTTAAATATTCGTAATGATTTTCAGTTAAGCAATTAGCTTTTTTATAAGGAAATAATTTGTTTAGTTTCTCTTTACGTTTATCGCATCCGCAATCTTCGCCTAAAATCCATTTCGCTACTTTGTCAATTCCGACCGCTTGTAATCCTACTTCAATTGTATCTCCTAATCCTTTCGGTTTTTTAGTTCTTGGTTTTCGTGTTGTTGTCATATTTTAGTGTATTGTTGTGAAAGTTCAAATAAATCGTTTCTTAATATTTCGTTTTCTTTTTGTAGCTTTTTGTTTTCTCTTTCTAATCTACAAAAATCGTGATAAAAATCTTTTGCTCGTTGTTGACGCTTTTCAAGTTCGCGTTCAACTAATTCAAGTATGTTTTTCATATTTGTTCGTATTCTTGGTTTATAAAATCTTCGTAATCTTCGCCAACTGCAATTTTCAATCGTTCCTTACAGCTTTTTAAACTTTCATAAATTGAAGTTAGTGAAATATCCGCACCTCTTGAAATTTTGCGCATTGGTATTTTCTTTTCAATATGTAAATTGTAAAGGTTTTGGTCGTAATAATTCCACGTTTTAACTTCTTGAATTATAAAAGTATATATTTTTTCCTTAGCTTCAAAAAAATCAATGTTTGTTTCGTTTGCACTTAATTCCTGAATAGCTTCCAAATCTACTTTAATCGCTTTCTTTTTTTCACGTTGGTATAAAAGAAACGTATTTCGTAAACAAAGCCAAATGTAGCCCTTATTTACTTTGCCGTTGGTTAAGTATTTCTCTGGTGTTGACCATTTGTAAAGCATCAAATAAGTTTCTTGCACCAAATCTTCAGCAAAATTACGCTCCCCAAATGTTTTAATGGTATTAACCCACTCTTTATGGTGCTGTGCAACTTGGTTTAACTCTTTCAATTTATTGTATCGGTATTAATTCCTGAATTTCTTTTTGAAAGTGCTCAAAGTCAATCCATTTGCAAAGGTAATAAATTCCGCCGTCCTTTTCTATTTCAGCTTTTCGTTTTAATTGTGAATCTCTAATTGTATCTTTTCCTATTTTCACTTCCAAACTTAAAAATTTACCGTAAATAATTCCTTCAATATCCGACATTCCTTTATTTGAACTTGGTATAAATCCAATTCCTTTGCGATATTTTCCCTCGCTTGAAATCCTACGTATTGAACTGCTGCCGTAAACGTAACGTAAATAATCGAGAATTAATTTAGTAATTCCGTTTGTATCGTAAATTTCCTTTGTAACTTTCTTTTTTTCTACGTGTTCCCACGGGACTCCATTTCTATCAATCATTAATCGTGAAATCTTTTCCTCAACTTGTTTGCGTTTAGTTACTGAATACTTGCGTTTCGGAACGGTGTAAGCTGGCATAGTTGTATTTAAGCAATCAATTAAATGTACGTAATCAATAAATTGTTTAAGGGTGTAAGGTTTCATAATGTTTTGGGTATGGTTTTTCTTTTAATAAACAATCTTTTATACTTTTTTGATTTATAAAGTAAATATATCTAAATTGTCTTAATTCTATTTTTATAGCTGTTTCTTGCCAATTTTTTGCTTCTAATTCAGCTTTTTTACCTCTTGCGTTATTTGTTACAATTGAATTATGAAATATTTCATTTTCAAATTCCCACATTATATTTGTATGTTCGCCATAAAATCTAAAATTAGCAGCTTGGTAAACTATACCTAATCCACCACATCTTTCATCGGCAAATGATTGTATCCATTTAACTGTTTTAAATTTACTTCTAATATACCTTATCGCATAACTTATAGCTTTACTTTCAGTATTACGTTCCGCTTTATCATCAAACCACATTCTATTTAACTCTTTATATTGATTTAATTTTGTATTTGAAACAACTGAAGCCATGCTTTGAGGGTTCATCGCATATCCAAATTGTAAACATCCTAATAATTCGCCGTTAATAAAACAACCTAAATGAATATGTGTTGTTGCATCATTGCAAACTTTATGGCTATAATGGTTTTTAATAATAATTTCTTTACTTATGTTTTTTGGTATTTCTTTAATATAAAAATCATTTGAGCCAAATCCTATAATTTCTCTTGAACCATAAAAAGACTGTTGATTGCTGTATATTAAATCTTTCTTATTCATACCGTTTCTATTTTAAATTCACGTGAAAAATTACCCGTTGCAATAAGCTGTTTCTTCTTCCAAAGTGCTAATTGACGGCTCGGAAAATACCAAACCTGAAAGTTAGCGTAAATTAGTTTATAAGTCATTTGATAGGTTTAGATTTATAAAGTATTTCAACTGAAATTTCATTTTCTTTTACCCAAAATTCATTTAACAATTTAATAAATGTAGGGTGTGGGTTTTCGTGCATCCATTCAACTTGTAATGTTCCTTTATGGTCGTTTAATGTACAAATTTCGTCTGAAAATTTATAAATTACAATCATTTTTGCAACTCTACTTAATCTTTCAGTTCTATAAAATTCATTATTTTGTGGCATTTCTATTTTCATTTTTCATCTATTTTATTAATTAAACGTTGTATTTGTGTTCTTGAAACCCCTAATTGTTCTGCAACTTTTGTTCTATTAAAATTACTATCCGCTTTGTAAATAGCTAATAGTTTATCAAAGGTTGTTTCAGCTCCTTTCATTGCTGTTTTTATTTCCTTAATTTCTGCAGCTTCAATCTTAATCTTCTTTGCGTTCATTACAAAGTAATCGCTTAACCTTTCAGCTTTTAAAATTGACTCCTTAGAGATTTCGTTAACGGTTGTTTTATTATTAAAATTACTATCAAACAAATGAATTAAAAGAGCAAATCTAGGAATATAAGATTTTTGTTTTGGATACATCGATTTAAGATATTCGTTTTCCTCTTCGCTGTTTTGCTCACGAGTAATTTTGTTAAAAATCCTTTTCCATTCCTCTTTTGCTTCTTGCTTAAATTTAATTGTTTGAGTTAAAATTTTGTTTTCATTATCGCGCTTTAAAATAGTATTTTTCAATCCTTGATAAAACTTTGTTATTGTGTCTGAATACCATTGAATATCTGCAGGGTGCATTTCGTTTTCGTTGTATTCTTCAACTTTTGCATCTGGAAAACTTAAAAGCATTCTATCTAAAAATCCGTTATCTTTGTTTTCATCTGTTGCAAACGTATTAAAAATACTTGGCTGAATACCACCTAAAACAGGAATAAACGGTTTGTCAATAAACGAACCTTTGCGCGTCATTCTGTTAACTGAAACACTTTTACCACTCCAACAAGAAAGCCAAAATTCTAAATCAGAACCCGCACGATATTTATTCATATCTTTAAACCACCCCGCAAGTTCATCTTTAAATACTCCAACTGCATTATCAGATTCTTGGTGTAAATCAACAAGTGCCTCCAAAGTAATATCATTTGCGATAAATTGTGTTTTCTTTGGTTTTGGTGGTTCTGGGTGTTCTTCTTTTTCTTTCTTAGTTAAATCATTATAGTAATTAAATACCTCCATTTGGTCTGAATATCTCTTTATTTCTTTAAAGTTTAATTTATTCAATGGTTTAATAATATTGTCAATACTTGGTGTTTTACCTATTCCAGCTTTACCAACAACTGCCAACCAAATTACCGCAGGTTCGTTCCAACCTTTTTTAACTTCAACATCGTAAGTGTTACCAACGCAAACAGAAATTAACCACATTAAAGAGCAACCCATATAGTCGATATTTGCATCTAATTTTTTGTGGCATTCTAAAATGTAATATCTAATTTCTTCTGGAAAAATATCTAAAGGAAAATCAATGTTCCCAATAGGTAAAGGTTTTTCAATCTTTGGTTTATTTTGTTCAATTTCTTTTTTTAACCTACTCCCAAAACCTTGTTCATATAAATCTTTAGTTGCTGCTTTAAAATCTTCATTGTGGTATTTATAAGAGTATGCGACAAATGGACTTATTAATTTTTCATTTGGGTAAATAGTACCCGTTGAAAAAAGAAACATACAACCACTATCTTTAAAAACATAACCGCTATGCGCTGAAGTTGCTCCGTGTCTTTTTATTAAATAGTGGTCTTTCTTTTGTCCGTTTGTAGGGATAAAGAAATCATCTTGAATAACGCTCCAAATATCTGTTTTGTCGTTAAAATCCTGCCACGGAGTTATTTCATCTTCTTGGTAAGTTCGTTTATCTTTCTTAGGTTCTTCTGGTGCTTTTTCAATAAAGTTATAAGCTTTTGAAATATTCCACAAAGTCAATCTGTCATCGTCTGAAATAAAATCTAATTGAAAATAAGAACGTGTCTTTTCTAACTTTGCTCCCGGATAAACAAAAACGTAACCACCAATTCCGCGCGTTTCAATTATAGCTTCTTTATGTCCTTTCAGTTTTGCTATTTTAGTATTTCCAACAACTCGTTTTGATTTGTATAAAATATGATAACCACCGCTTTTAGTTACGTAAACCGAAAACTTATTTTCAAAGTCTAAAATATTATCTTTTAAAGATTGGTAATATTCTTTCCAAAATTCATCCTTTTCTAACTGAGTAGAAAATACTTTTGTATCTATATCGATAACCTCTAAAAAATCAAACCCTGTTACAATTCCAATTCCTTGTGTTGTTGGTTTCTTAAAATTGATTAAAAATTGTTCTTCAGTTAGTTTTTCAGATTGACAAATTTTCCATTCGTGATTTGGCTTTTTACTATCTCCAATCGTAATGACTGAAAAGTAATCTAAAAAAAGTAATGCTTGTTGTTCATCCATTCCGCCCAATGTTGTTTTAAAATAATAAAGCCCATTAATTTTAAGCTGGTGCGGAGCTGTCAAACTAATGAGCTTTAAATAAGTTCTTTGTGACTAACAAGTTGACTTCCGCACAATCAACTTTCACGTTTACAAATATAGTAATTTTTATTCAATTACAAACTATTTTTTTTATGTAACATAGTGTTACATAATGTAACACCTAATGTAACACCTATTTCCTTTATTCTATAAAGGTTTGAGGGCAAGTGTTACCTGTTACATCGATTTTTTACTGAAAAAAAATATTTTTTATTTTTATTTTTTATTTTGTAAGTGTTACATAGGTAACAGGTAACAGGTAACACCCATAAAAAAAACCCCTACAACTAAATGCAGGGGTCAATTAATTTGGATTGTGTTACTTGAATTTAACCATTAAACTATCTTTATTGTAACTAATTGATACTTTCGGAACTTCAACCCCTTCGTTATCGAATAGCATTGTTTGTTTCTGGGCAACCTTTAACAGTTCTTCACGTGCTTTCAATTGTGTTTGTAGGTTGCTGTAAACTAAATCCTCTGAGTAGTTTAATTTCTTCGCACCGTCCTTGCGTGTAAATTCAACGTTGCCGAAAGTAAAAGTTTTAGCGGTGTATTTTTCTGCTTCATCGCGTGCCATTTCATCAATTTTAACTTTCGCTTCCTTGAATAGTTTTTCCAACTTGTTAAAACTTGCAAACGCATCTAAGGGGTTTACCACTCCATTTTCAACGGCTTCAACTATTGCGTTAATACCTTGCGTTGTTTTCTCGATTACGTTCGGCTGTGCTGTTTCGTAATCGTGTTCTTTTGCTTGTTGGTCAATATCGACCTGTTCTAAGTGTTCCATTATTGTTTGTTTTTTGCTCGTAAATAATTCAAGTATAATTCAATGTTAAAATGACCGCGTTTAAGCCAGTAACTTTCGATATCTGCTAAATTCATTTCTTAAGGTTTAAAAGTTCAATGTTTTGTGTTCCAGTAAATATAAATTTCTCTTTCGCTTGTTCAATGGTACGTTTGCCGTCCAAAATAGCTTGTTTAATAGTTTCAAACGTTGGCGCATCGCATTCTGTTTTAGCTACTTTAACGGGTTGTGAAGCGTGTTGACCGTCGTCGTCAACTGCTTGTAAAGAAAGTAAAGATTGAAGCGTGTAACGTCGATAATAAGTGATAGCAGAACCCATTTGCTGTGGGTTTATTCCGTTTGGTAAATCAATATAGCTTTCAACAAAGGTTGCATCTTCAACGTTTGTTATTACCGTGAATACTTTACCCTCTTTAATCGGTTGTAACAATAGTAAACCTTTTTCAAGTAGTATCGGTTCAACCGCTTCAATTAATGCGTTTAAATCGGCATAAGTATTTTTAAAATGCGGGTTTTTAGCGTTCTTCGCTACTTTTCCAATTTCGAGTTTTGCCTCGTGTAATTTCTGATAAATGTTTTTTGTTTCCATATTTGTTTTTTTTGCTAATTTACTTTTTAAGAACCGTTCAAAACTTGGTTTTGTGATGAACGGTATTATAGGTTTATAAGTGGTTATTCAAAATATTCTCTAATAATAAGTATCATTGCTATCCAAGCTATTACTATAGTAGGAATAATTATAAGTATTAATAATATTTCCATTTTTTTATAATTTGTAAAGTCTTAAAAAACGTTCTTCAGTGCAAATAAATTCACTCATTGGATTTTTGCTAGTCGCTTTGATTACTTTATATTCGACTTTGCTAGTGAAATCAACTTCTTTGTCCATTGGTCTTTGTAAGTTTCTGCCAACTCTAAGAATCTCAACTGTTTGTGGGCGCGTTTCGTTCGTGTAAATTTGCCCTATTGTTATTTTTCCCATATTAACCGAAAATTTCATCTAGTGGATCAACTTCATTTGTCGCTTTGTCTTGAATACTTTCGCCGTTACCGTCTAATCTTTCAAGTCTCCACGCTTCCAACGTATTGAAATACCTTACTTCGCCTGCAGGTGATGTCCATTCACGCCCACGCAAATTAAAGCTAACTTCGATTTCGTTACCTACTTTAAAAGCGCTTAATAACTCACATTTGTCCTGCGTCAATTGAAACATTACTAACTGCGGATATTGGTCTTTTGTTTCAATTACGAATTCCCTCTTTGAGAATTTCTCGCTTACTACTTGTGTTTCGTTCGCTACTTTGAGCGTTCCATTTAATTTAAACATATATTTGTTTTTATTGATTACTAAAATAATTCTCCTTGCGAAGTGTTTGATTTGTGAATGATTCCACGTGCTGTATTGAAGATAGTTAATCCTGCTTCGTAGTCAACTAGGTTGCGTGCCATTTTATTAATTGGTTGTTTTCCTTTGTATTTATAAAAATCAAAATCGTGAAAAGCGCAAAGTTTTTTTACTTCATTTGTAGTTGATGAAATTCCAATTGTTTCACGTTCGTTTATATTTGTTGGTAGTTGAAAATTTGTCCAATATAAATGACGCCCTCTTTTTTGTGCTGGTATTAAAGGCTCATAATAAGGAATTACATTTTCAACTACAAATTTTCCATTAAAGTAATATTGAAGAAAAATAATTTCTTGGTATAAACTCATATCCGGATATTTATTAGGAACACTATCTTTTGTCTTATTTGACATTGCTAAACGGCTATGTGTTGGGCAAGGTGGTGAACTCCATATAAAATCAAATTCAGAATAATGGTCTAATAAATATTGGTGCGCATCTGCAACTATTACCGTATCATTTGGGAAACGTTCTTGGTATAAACGTGCTGCTTCCGGGT